TCCCATTGGTACAGGTGCAATCATACACCTTGTGTCCTTTCTTTCTAAGGAGCCGGATCACTTCTTTCTTGACCTTGCGTGCCTCTGTGGACTCCCTGATGAGTCCAACAGCACCGCAGGCGATCTTTCCATCCGGGTTATGCCCGGCATGTACATTGATTTTCATATGTAATTACTCCTCCTTCACTTCCGGGATTCCTGCTACGCTGGTGAGCAATGATACCACGCCGGATACAATTGCAGATGATACGACCAGCTTCCAATCCACAGACGATACCACAGCGGCAGTACCAATCACTGCAACGGCAGTCTGTGCCATCGTCTTAACGGCACGAATTCCGGCGGCTTTCATCCATTTTTCTGTGCTTACGCTTGGTTTTAATACACAATTCTTTAACATATTACTCTCCTTCCTGTGGCTCTGTTGGAAGAGCCATCAATGCGTTATACAGCTGTGTTCCTACTCCGTTCCCGTGTAAAGCATGGTACTGTTGGTATTCATCTTCCAGCGCCTGTTTTACATATACCGGGCAATATTTAAGATCGTCATGGTATTTATTATACAGACGGATCAGGTCGGCACGGAGCAACGCTCGAACTCCTTTTCTTGTGGCAATTACCTGTCGATACAGAAACGCCACAGCACCTATAAGGGCAGTTAATAGCTGCCAATTTTCGGATAAAAATTTAAGCATATAGTTTCCCCTTTTATCTTATGCCATAAGTATACCGCCAGATCGTACATGGTTTGTACCAAATGGGGCACCCGAAGATGCCCCTATCTGCTACGCTTTTTCGATCTCTGACCGCACCTGTTCGCGCCAACGCATCGGAACTTCATCAATCGTCATTTTCTTGTCTACCAGAATACGTCTCACGTAGAATTTAACCATTATGCTTCACCTCCTGCTACCATATCTGCAAGTTCCTCGATTGCTCCAGCGTTGGACTCATGTCCCTGCTGCAATGTTACCTGTCCTGTTTCCAGTGCATCCAGACGTTTTTCGATGTCGGTTTTTGTCCTAAGACGAATTGTAACCGTGTAGGTTCCATTCTCTTTTCCGTCTACGTCCGTATTCGGCGCATATGTAAATCCGTCCGATTTCAGATCGGTGTACTTTCCGGATGCTTCGCCGTTATGTTCAAATGTCACTTCCGAAAGGTTTTCTGTAGTAAATGCATCCGTGATGGTCTTGACGGCTTCGAAATTCTCTGCCTTAATCTGGATGTTTCCAAGGCTTGCACCGTCTGCAATCTCAAATTCTGTTTTGTTGGCTAAAATAATTTTATCCATGTTTTTTTAATTCCTTTCTATAAAAATGGTTTATAAGTTACGTTCGAATATTTGTTCGATATATTTTCTTAAACGGCAGTTTAAATACAACAATAAAAAGAGCTAATACATTAGATGGAAACGAAGCATTAGGCACAACATGTTATGGGAAACCTTTCTTTAACCTAAGTGGATAACTAACGGCATGTATCTAATATCTGTAAGTATTTGGTTTGTACGCCCAGTGAATCTAATTGATAAACTCCAATTTTTTGGGCTACTTGTAAAGTTACTTCTAATGAGTGATCCGTGTATATCAATATTCTCTCCATTAAGTGTATTTACATCAACAATAACAATGCTATTAGCAGGTAACGATAATGAGACCGTAAGATTAGTAGCCGTTCCTGCAGGATACTTTATGTCTTTGACCCTATAGCCGCCATTGTCTATATCCCAATCGGTTTGTACACTTATTACATCGGAACCATTGTTGACTATACAAAACGGGTTTCCAGTAAATATGTTTTCGATGCCAAATGATGGTATTTTCTTACTGCCGTTTATTTCGGTGATTTTATCATTCAAAGCCTTTCCTTGCCGGGCATCCAACCCAAATCCCGCTTCTGTAGTGGTTAGGTTGTTGATTAAGTTTGCCGCCGGAAACGCTCCGTTGATCTTATCTTTTAAAGTGTCAGCCAACTTAATAACATTGTTGACCTGATCCATTGTGAGTGTTGTTCCGTCAATGCTAACCTTAAGGGTTCCATCTTCCGCAACTGTAAGCCCATCTGCAGGCTTTACAGTTCCGGCATCCTCTTTCGTTGCAATCGCACCAGCACCACCCACAATCGACCTTGACCAATACTCTGTATTGTTCGTTGCTGTTCCTGCCGGCACATCCTTTTTCGCAAAATACAGTGTGTTGTTATAAGTAACTGCATCCAATCTCTTATATGTAGCATCTGCGCTCCAATCTCCCTTTGGCACGATTGCCACTCTTCCTGCTATAGCCATTTAAGCCACCTCCCAGTTTAAATTTCCGTCATCATCAACGGTAAATATGTCTGTCGTGTTATCCGTGTAGATCAACTCTCCATCCTCATTCACGTCGAATGTCGCAAGTTGAGCCTTTTTATCAAGGTTGTCGCTGTATTCCTTTGCCTTGTCAGCATACTCTTTGGATAGATTAGCTTGCGCCGTGGATTCCTTTTCTGATGCATCTGCTGCGGTTGCTGATGCCTGGGCTTTTGCAACTTCCACCTTAACATCTGATAAGAAGTTCGGCTGCAACTTATCTTCCGTAATAGAACCATTCTTTACGATAGCTTTGACTTTGCCATCTGTAATCTCAAATGCGATTGTGTCAGATTCGAGAAATTCATACTCTGTAATCAGAGATGATAAGTCCACATTTTGCACCGTGCCATCATCAAGCGTTATAATCAACTGCTGTGTCTGTGGATCATACTTGAAGTTCACGGCCAGCTTTTCAAGTTTGGTGTCAATCGCAGCCTTTGATCCATTCATCTTTACTATGGTCAGTGTTCCCTTGGACTCATCCCAAAGGATTTCTTTCACAAGTTCATTGGCTTTGGTAAGATCAACCTTGGATGCATCCATAGCAACCACACGATCATCCAGGTTGTCGATTGCCAAGTCCATTCTGTTAAGGTTAGATTCATTTACCGCTGTTTTCTCGCTGGGGAGATTCTCCCAGATGATACGACTATATATTTTCTGCATGACTCGCACTCCCTTCTAATGCTGATAGTCTGCGTTCTAACTCTTCATTTTTCTGCTTCAAAAGTTCAATTTCTTTCTGCTGACTTTGAATCATCTGTATATGCATGGCATGGAGATTTTCCTTGTCGATTTTCCAAGTCTTTGAATCTCCGTGAATTGCTTTTTCATCCTCTTCGGCATCTTCTTTTAGCACAAGTCCGCTATCGGACAATCCGGCATCCTGCAAAATCTTCTCTAAATCCTGCGCAATTAAACCAAACTGCAAGCCTTTGTGCTGCGTGATGTATCCGGATTTCCATGTGTATTCAACCGGACACATTGCCATATACACGCTTTTAATATCTCTTAAGGTTTGTATATTATTTTTCAATCTTTTGTCGGAGCTAGGAATAGAAATCAAAAGACCCTCGATATCCAAGGTACTTTCTCTTGAACCGAAATCAGACATTTTATTAAAGTGTCTTGGCGAATACTTGGTTGTAGACTCATCATGCAGTGTATATTTTACATCTGTAAAATACCCACTCGGCAATTCACTTTTGGTTACGTAGCTACTCAGCGAATCGTCAACATAACTTTCGGTTGCTATGGATTCCGAGTTTGAATCCGTTACAGTGTCTAGGTCAATGAGTATGTTTTGAAGCATGGGTCTGCCCCTTCCGTCAAGTCCCATAATCTCAATATCATCACCATATGCCGTTGATTTAAAATTCAGCGAATCCACAATTGTTGCTTTTCCATATTCATCAAGCTGAAAATTCGCGGAATCTATTGTCAGAGTATTTGACTTAAAGTTTACCTGTCCGGATTCAATATCTACACTCTCTGGACTCATGGCGAATTTGCTTCGGATTTCATCTTCCCCAACCTTTTTGCCTACTTCCATCTGGATAGAATCAGCGGTTTCTTTAAACGAAGACTCCAATTCGCCCTCTGCCTCTGTAGCACGCTTTGCCTCTGTAGCAATAAGTTCATCCGTCTGTTCGAATCTCGTAGAGGTATTTTTTTCTAAATCCTCATACGTTGATTGGAGATGGTCGGCATTTTCCTCCAGGGTATGTGTTCGTCTTTTTAATGACTCCACCATTTCTCGCGTGGTTGGGTTCTGCGCGGTATGTTTTTCTGTTCCTGTAGATACAATCGAGTCACGCTTGCTTTGCACACCGGTAAGGGTTCGCTGCAGAATATAAGACTCCACAATCTCCCTGCTCGTGTTAAACCGGATTGGATCTCCCAACTCTAAACACGGATTCCCCACGCACTCGCTGCTCTTTATCGGGGTGTAAGCTGCCTGTGCAATTACCGGCAGCAGATTATTCGCAATCTGCTTCATTTCTGCCCCGGTCTTATCCGATATTAAAAAATTACC